CAGGGGCCAGAAGTACGGCAAACGCCACCTGGAGAAATGGATAAGACGCGACAAACAGGCACGCCACGTCCGCAAAGGCGACATAAAGAAATGCTACGGCAGCTTAACCCCGGAGAAGGTCATGGAGCTGTTACAGCGCGACGTCCACAAAAATAAAACCCTGCTGTGGTTTGTGGGTGCGCTGCTGGAGACACACAAGGAAGTCACAACCGGGCTGGCGATAGGCTCCTACCTGTCGCAATGGCTCTGCAACTACGCGCTGTCCCACCTGTGCCGCTACCTGGAGGGCCTGGAGAAAGTCCGCCGCAAGCGTAACGGAACAGTACAGCGCCAGCGCGTCGTCCGGCATTGCCTCTTTTACATGGACGATTTTGTGATAATCGGAACGCGCGCCGCCGACATGGACAAGGCCATGAAACAGGCCACGATCTGGGCGGCGGAAAACCTGGGGATCACAATAAAGCCGGACTGGGGACGGATAGACCTAAAGGCCGGGGCCGTCGATATAATGGGTTTTGTGGTAGGATATAAGGGTACAAGGATTCGCCGCCGTATATACCGCAGAATCCGGCGGCAATTCCTGCGCGCAGCCCGAAATCTGCAAACACTGGGCTACATACCACACTGGCGCGCCCGCAAGATAAGCAGCTACAAGGGCTATTTCAAACACACGAATACCAGGACAGCCACACGGCGGCTCGACGCCTGGACGATCTGCAAAGCCGCGCAAAAATCAGTTAGCTATGTGGACAGAAAGACCGCACAACAAAGAAAGGAGTTAAAAGCAGCATGAAACAGACCGCATATTTCAGTGAGAAGCCGGACACCGTGAAAATTTGCGTGCTCCCTACGGGGGCCTCTGACGTGTGGCTGCGCCGTAACGTTATGGAGGAACGCACGCCCTACCCGCGCAGCGACGGCCAGGGATACGAGGAAGAAGTCCAGTATTTGGTCGAAGAGGCTTACATGAGAACCGAAGAGGCACTTGACGCCAGCGCGATACAGGCGAGCTTCGAAGAATACTGGAAAAAGGCGGAGGCGTGGCAGCCGAAAGCCGAAAACGACGACCAGCCCAGCGACCACGAGCGCCTGGTGGCCCTGGAGGCCGCAATGGTCGATATGCTCCTGGGCGGAGGTGACGACGATGTATAAATTTATCAAAATTCAGTATCGGCTGCACGCGATCACCGAGGCCCAAGTCTGGCAGATGGCCGACGCGGGCAGGATCACCGAGGCCCAGGCCCAGAAAATCACCGGGAAACCGCGCCCGGCCAAGGAAGCAAAGCAGGAAGCACAGGAGGCATAAATGAAAATTTACGGCATTGACGTGTCCCACCACCAGGGGGCAATCAACTGGCAGCGCACAGCCAGCGAACTGCGCCGCGTGAACGGCGGCAGCAATCCGGGCTTTGCCCTGCTGCGCGTGGGCTATTCGGCACGCCACGGCAAGGGCGGACTGTACACGGACGGCCAGTTCCTGGCGAATGTCCAGGGCTGCGAGAAGTACGGCGTACCGATGGGCGTATATTTCTACTGCTACGACAAGAGCGCAGCTGCAGCCCGTCTGACCGCGCAGCAGGTCGTCAAAATGCTGGCGGGCCACAAGTGGGACTACCCGATCTACTATGATGTGGAATATGAACCGTTTAACAAGTCCTGCGGAAAGGCCACAAACACGGCGATCATCCAGGCCGCGCTGGAAGTTCTGGAGGCGGCGGGCTACTATGCCGCGGTGTATTGCAGCCGGGACTTTTTCCTCAATTACACAAGCCTGTCCGCGCTGGCGAACTACGACAAGTGGGAAGCCGCCTACACGGCCACCGACACCGCCGCAGTACAGAACGGCCTGTGGCAGTACAGCAGCAGAAACGCGCTGAAAATCGCGGGCTTTGGCAACAGCCTGGACTGCGATGTGTGCTACAAAAACTACCCGGAAATCATGCGCCAGGCGGGGCTGAACGGCTACGCAAAACAGGCGGCCAACACCAACACCCAGACACCCGCAGCACCTGCTGCAAGCCGCTACCAGTTCTCCCTGGGGCCTGTGTCCAGCGGTGACAAAGAACCAATTGAAATTGCATTGCTGCCGATTGTGCAGCACTTGAAACTGGAAAAGCTGTACAGCTGCCAGGCCGTCGAATAAAAGGAGGACAAGACAATGGCAAAGCGGATCATCGACTACTACAACCTTTTCGTGGGCGCATTTGTGACTATCGCCGCCGCAATCCTGGGCGAACACTGGTATTTGTTCGCTGCGTTCCTGGCTCTCAACGTCGTGGACTGGCTCACGGGCTGGTACAAGGCCAACAAGCAGGGCGTCGAGAGTTCCAAGGTGGGCTTAAAGGGCGCACTCAAAAAGCTGGGCTACTGGGCCGTCGTGGCCGTGGCCTTTGAGCTGGCGGGCTGCCTCCAGGCTCTTTGCGTTGATATGCTGGGCTTGCAGCTGGATTGGCTCCTGCTGCTGGGCTGGTGGGTGCTGGCCTCTCTGATCGTCAACGAGGCCCGCAGCATTTTGGAGAACCTGGTGGAAATGGGCTACGATGTGCCGGACTTTTTGGTAAAGGGCCTGGCCGTCACCCAGAAACTGATCGAAGCAAAGAACCCCGCCGCCAACCTCACTGACACCGAAAAGGAGGGCTAAACCGTGGCAGCCAAAAAAGAAAACGATCTGATCCAGGCCGCCGTGGCCGCGCGCCTGGCTGGTAAGAACGTGGACGCCGACGACCTGGCCGCACAGCTGCCGGAGGGCGTCGAGACTGTGCCGGAGTATAGCGTGGAGGACAGCAAAGAAAAGCTGCTGGAGATCGCCGCGCAGCTGGGCGTCGAAGTCAAAAAGACGGCCAGCAAGGCGCAGATCGTCGCCACCCTGGACGCGGAGATCGCGGCCCATACCGTAGACGGCGAAACCGCCGACGCGCTGCTGGCCCAGAAACAGGCCCAGGACGCCGAGGACGCCGCAGGCGATACCGAGGACGCCGAAACGGAAAACGACGCGCAGGACGGCGCGCAGCCTGTGCAGGAGGGCGAACCGCTCCACGGCTACGTCGTGACGATCCACCACGGCTATACCAATCTGCGGCGCACACCCGCGATGGACGCCGACAACGTGGCCCAGGTGATCGAGAGCGGAAAGCGCCTGGAGGTGGAGGCCCGCGTCCAGGGCATGGACGGCCAGCCGTGGTTTAGGCTGTTGTCTGGCCTCTACATTGTGGACGACCCCACCGTAACGAAGTACGGCGAAGCATAAACAACAAAGCCCAGGCTGTGCGCCTGGGCTTTTCTCATTCTTTACTTTTCGTAGAGGGCCACAAACTGTCCATTGTGCAGCCCAGAGCGTCCGCGATCCTGCGGAGGGTGTCAACGCGGGGAACTTTCCTGCCGTTTTCAATATCTTGAAGCGTTGAGGGGGAGCACCCGGCGAGTTCTGAAAAGACGCGGACGGAGTAGCCCGCACGCTCACGGGCGGCCTTTATTTCGGATTTTCCCATGCGGCGCACCTCTTTTAAATCTCAACGTCGAGGGAGACGCAGAACTCTTTGCCCAGCGGCAGCCCGGCCTTTGCAAAGCTGGTGGATGCGCTGCGCGGCAAAATGGAAATTTCAAGAAGCCGGATCGTTTCGTCGGACTGGATCAGATCGCCGTTTTCGTCCAGCTCATCATCGCGGGAATACTCGACGAAAAATTCCCAGCGCGCCATCACGTCGTCCTGCCCGGTGATCCACTGGCGGCCAGGCTCCGCACCGCTGCTGCTGATGGCCTCTCTGATTTCATCCGCAACGGCTGCACCGTCAACGTAAACGCCCGTTGCCTGGTAGATCGCGTCTCTGATTTCATCCATGATCCCGTTCTCCTTTTTTGTGTGGCTTGTTTGCCTTTCGGTAATTATATTGTACCGCTTTAGCGGTACACTTTCAATAGGTAAGCTGCACAAACTTTGCCCTGTATTTTTGTACCGCTTTAGCGGTACAGCGCAAACGAAACAACAAAGCCCAGGCTGCGCGCCTGGGCTTTTCTCTACCTATTTATAACATTGTATTAAGCACACGCACCGAGACTTCCGATCATGATCAAATTATGCCCGCCTGCAGCGGCGATCTCCATGGCGCGGCGGGCTTCGCTCTGGCCGCGCA